TGGACTACTAGAATCTCTGGTAAGTCTTAATATTGGGCCTTCCTCGGCATCAGCATCAGTACACTTTAATGTTAGTGTGTCTTCGTTTCCTGAAACGTTAATAGTAGTTGCTCCACCACTAGCGATTTCTAATCTATTTACATCATTAACTCTAAATAACATTGAGTTATCGTCATGCTTGTAAGTAATACCACCTCTTACAGAATCACTACCAGATGTGCCATCTGCAAAGAAAATATTTCCTGAGTCTCCTGAACCACTACCACTATAAACTGTTATCCCAGTATCACCAGAACCAGAACCTACAACTAAGTGATCTCCTTGGTCATTAAAATCTCCGGGAGAAGAATTTAAAATACCAACTTTACCATCATCGTTGACAGTTATTCTTGCTGTTCCTAATCCATCTGCTTCTGACATAACAACAAAAGAACTTGCACTTCTATCAATACCCATAGAGTAATTTCTATGACCTTGTGTTTCAAAAGTTATAAGCGCATCGTCAGCAGCATCAGTGCCTTGGTTATGAATATCTATACCTATTGCACCGCCACCACCGTCTTTTTTTAAAGATAAAAGTTTTGCTGGGGAATTTGTCCCTACGCCAATTTTATCATTACCAGCATCAACAAATAATAAATTAGCGTCACCATTACCTTCTACTCTAAAATCTACATCTTTACTATCGTCATTAAAAACTGTTTCACTAGACTTAAATCTCAAAGCTGTTACTGCTGTTCCAGCAATCATTTGGTCTATTTTCATCTGGCCATCTTCAGTTCCATCTGAAGCATCTTCTATTTCAGCTCTAATACTAAAAAACGATGTTACTTCACCAGCGTCATTGTCTGCATCAAAATCTATTCGACCAATTGCATCTCCATCCGCTGGAGAACCACTGTCTCTTTGTAAAATTAAATTAGGGCCAGCGTTAGCATCAGCATCAGTTGATTTAAGTGTAAGATTATCTGAGTTATCAGCAACTGTAATTGTAGTTGAAGCTGTTGAAGTAATAGTAGAATTAAAAGTTGCAGCACCTTCGGCAGATACATCAAAAGTTAGTAAAGATATTTCACTACCACCATCATTACCTTTAATGGTTATATCACCATCACTTGTAGTGTTTTTAATTATACCGTTAACGCCGTCAAATTCTAAAGGCATTACATCACCACCACGACACCTGTTATGGTTACGATGGCGTTAAATGTAATCGGTCCTGCAAGAACTGCATGACCTACAACTTGATTAACATCAACAGTAGCATCGTGTTCAGGTATAACCTCTGATGCCATTCCACCTGATCCAACAAATAACGGACCACCTATTTCTTCTTTGTATCCCATAGTTACTCCTTAACTAATTGCGTCAACTCTACTTACCCAACAATCAAAACCGTTGGCTGTACCACTTTGTGCTTTTAATACGTCACCATTTTGCATAACGATTTTTGCACCGCCTTGTATTATTTCAATCGATGACGAAACAGGTACACTAACACCTTTAATTAAATATCTAGTGTTGTTACTGTCGCCAGCATCTGTAATAAACACATCTAGTGTGTCAGTTGTAGTTAGAATATTAGCAAAACGAAGACCTACAACGGCATCATCGCTGTCTGCTGTAAAGATAGTGGTAGCAGAATTTGTTATTCTTTTACCATTTGATTCAAAATCTTGTGCCATATTTTTCTCCTATTTCCTTATATCATAAGGCAATTGCTAATGCAATTGCGAAACCTTTTGATGCTTTACCGTCTAATTGAGTTTGTATATTTGAGGTTACGCCATCCACGTAGTTTAACTCAGCTGCTGTAGCTGTGACTAAAACACCACCTAATTTTAAACCATTTGAGGTGTCATGTGAGGCTATGTCAAAATCAAATGCTCCATCTGCAAACGTCGTATTTCCTGTAATTGTAATTGTTGAGCCATCTGCTGTAATACTGTCTAAAGCTATGTTGCCAACATTTGTTATATTAGCATCGCCAAAAGTAGCACCTGCTGAGAATGTTGAGAAATCATCCGCGGTCACCGCTCCAACATGCAAGGGCGCATAATCACTGATCGTGACATTACCAGCCGTGGTCCCCGCTTCGTTGTCCGCTGCTATTGTTGCAAACTCATCAGCAGACTCGTCCCAAATAAAAGCTTTGTTTTGGTAATTTGTTTCTGTACCATCTCCTCTAGTAATTACAAAACCCTGGTCGTAAGCTGAGCCTGTATAGTTTTGACCAAACTTTATTAACGGATCAGCAACTGTTAAATTAGTTGTGTCGATCGTTGTGCTTGTGCCGTTGACATCTAAACTACCTGTAATAATTACGTCTTGTGAGAAAGTAACATTACCAGCAGCTGAAATCGCAACAGCATCAGTGTCTGATGCAGAACCAATATTACCATCGTTTGGTATAATAATATTGCCACCTGTTGTGACGCCCGCGTTGAATGTAGCGAGGCCCGCTGCAGACATGTCAAGAGTTAATGCAGTTATCGCACTTCCTCCGTCGTTACCTTTAAAGATCAAGTCTTTGTCTGAGGTTACTGATTTAATAATAAAGTCAGTAGAAGAATTTGTAAATTCTGCAATAGCTGTGCCACCTGCATTAAATTTAATATCGTTGCCCGCTGCATCTAATACAATGTCACCCGCAACATCTAGCGTTAAATCACCAGAAGATAAATCTATTTCTGTTCCGTCTATTGTTATATTGTCTATAACAACTCCAGCGTTAGCAGTAACAATTCCAGCAACGTCAAGTGTAGTTGCCATGTCAACAGCTCCGTCAATATCAACTACGTCTAAATTAGTTGTGCCATCTATGTCAGCATCACCAGATATATCTAATGAACCTCCATCTAGTTCACCTGTTAAAGTTACATTTCTAAAAGAAGCAATGTCTTTGTTAGCGTCAACTACAACTGCTTTAGAAGCTGCTACAGTTCCTGCAGTTACACCATCAATAGTTTCTAATTCTGTTTCATTAATATTTGCAGAACCAATAACAAAACTTGTACCGGTAATAGTTGTACCTGTGATTGCACCAGCACTAGAACCACCTATTGTTACACCATCAATTGTGCCGCCGTTAATGTCTGCTGTGTCTGCAACTAATGAGTCGATGTTTGCGGTGCCATCAATAAATAAATCTTGCCATTCTTTTGATGCACTACCTAAGTCAAAAGTACCATCATCATCAGGAATAATATCTGAGTCAATCTCACCACCAAACACAATGTTATCTGTGTCAGCGTCACCAAGAGTTAAAGTTCCACCATTTAAAGTAGAAAGACCAGTAACAGTTAAGTTACCTCCAACATCTAAATTAGCCCCTAATGTAACATCCCCATCTGCGTCCAGGACTACCGCTTTGCTAGCAGGCAGTGTACAAAATACTGTTTTATTACCAGCTGCAAAATCTATTTTAGTTGTGTTGCCTGCTGATGTATCAATAACTGTAGTTCGTGCAAGAGTGTCGGGAGACGCGTCAGCTACAGTTCCGATTCCAATTTCCCACGTGCCATCTGACTCGTGAGCAATAATATAATAAGTTGTATTTGTATTACCAATACCAGTTACAAATGTTTCAAAACCTGTTGCTGCACCACCTAAAGATATGGTACCCTGACCAGTTGTGCTTGTGGTTTCTTTGACTCTATCGTTGAGAACTAATGCCATAAAAACCTATCCTGATATTCTTATAATAGCATTACTCGCATCGTTTGCTGGAAACTGTATTGTGAATGTGCCAGCAGAAGTTGTAAAATCTCCTCCAAAATCTAAAACACAAACAGCTGAATCTGTTGACAGTCCTGCAGTTGCAGCCCCGCCTGATGATTGATATATAACAGCGTATCGCGCTGTTGTAGAAACTGTTGTCCAAGAAGTGTCATTAAAATCACAGAACGCAGTTGCGTCTGTAGAACTTCCTGTGACACCTGCATTTGTCAATGTATTACCAGCCGCTGTATATCCAGAACCTGCTGAATTAGCTGCTTCGTTTGTTGCGTTATAACCAGTAATCGCTGTTGCAGAAACTGTTTTAGAAGATGTGTAAAGAGCTATCTTATAAGTGTCACCACCTGATGCACTAAAATTATGGTTACCTTTTAAAAGGTGTTCTTTAAAAACATTACATATTGCGTTTGCCATGTTATCTCCTTATGGTTGTTGTACTGGCATTGGTACTCTTACAATGCCGTCACTGTATTCGTCTCGTCTTCTTCTACCCATTTGCTCTTGTCCTAATGTTTGTAATTCATTAGCATAAGCTTGTGTATACATTTGTAGCATTTCAGCTGGTCCTTTTAAGAACTTAAAAGCTTCTATGAGGCAGGCATACAACAACAATAAAGGTGCATTATTACTAACCCAAGTTGTTGTGGTCGTTGTCGATAAACCTGTTGGTTGAGCATTATACTCAAGATCCATAGTATACGCTGCATTTGGCGTAGGTGCAAGAATCAAAGAGTCTTCATCGTAATTAGCGTAGTATTTTGGAGCTTCTGTGCTTGTGCTATTAGGCCAATACTCAGCAATAAAAGACGCTTCTTTCTTTTGTAAAATAACTTTTTCGTTAGCTGTTAAAGTAGAGTTAGCTAAACCTGTTGGACTTAGTACAGACACAAATCTAACAAATTCAAAATTTGTAGGTATAACACCTGGCATAGTTACAAACTGAGAACCGGCAGTTAATGTCGCTCTAGCATTTTTCTTGTAAACATCTAAATCTAATTCTCTAAATATGCGTAGCTCTGCGTGTTCAATAAAATCGTTAACAATAGTTGTTGTTAAAACATTACTATCTGTTTCCGTATACTCTTTTATCTGTGTTACTAGTTCTGCGTATGTTGTCATGGTGTTATAGTTACTGGTCCGGCGTAAGCGCGGAACCCTCCTCCATTAGTGTTACCGGCTGTTGCAGTGTCTGTAGCAACAGTGAATGTATAAGTATTATCATCAACTTTGGTTATTGTATACCCAGCAGATCTGTTAATATTTGTAGCGGTTATACCATCAAAACTTAAAACGTCTCTAAATCTAACTGTATCACTAGTAGCTCTGCCATGAGAGTCTTCTGTAACTGTAATAACACTTGTTCCTGAAGTGCTTGTTTTAAAAGAATCAGTTTTTAACAAAATAGGAACAGCTGTTTCTGTTCTATCCGGTCGTGCATTTTGTAAACCTTGAGCATCTGCCTTATGTGCATTTGGTTCTATTTGTGGGTGTTTTGCTTCAAACTCAGATATGTGTACAAACGAACCGTTCCATTCTTTTAACATCTCATTGTATGGAAACGCCATACCACTACGATCTGATATTGCTTGTGCTTTTTTTCCTGATGCAAAATTAGACATTTGGGTAATACGCTTTCGGTGTTATGTGTGTACTTGTAGATGAACCATCTTCTGTTAAAGCTCTGTTTAATTCATCTTCGTACAACATTTTATTTTGTTGAACTAATTCTGGTTTATATTTTTGTGATAAATAAAAAGTTAGACCTGATACCATACAAGGAACAAAACGATATGGTACGTCTGTTGCGTTTGTATAATCTCCAGCATCGTCTATTCTTTTTACATAATACAAGTGAACTTCTGATGCAGCGGCTGTAGCGTCTGGTGTTGGATATACACTTACAGTAACACGATCAATAAAACGTTGAACGTAGTATTGTGTTGGTTGACCTTTGGTTAATTTATTAGCAAGTCCAGAAAACGTTGAGCGATCAATTTTTGTTAAAGCTGTATCGTTTTGTGTTGTTGCTGTTCTATTAGTACGAAACGTTGCCTCTAACACATCATCCATTCCAAAAATAGTAGAATCAACCTGTGTTGTCGTTGCCTGTGCTCTGTTTGTATCAGCCGTGTCATCTGCCGCACTTCTAAAGAAATGGTACTCTGTTTGACCTTCAACTAAATTTACATTTGTTTCTTTTAGTTCCCAATAGTGCAACCCTCTGTTGCCCCATTCTTGAAACATTATATTTAAAGAACGTCTTGCAGATTTAATTCTATATCCGTTAAGATCTTGAATACCTATTCGTTGATAAGCCTCTTCCATTATATCATCAATATAAAAGGTCCTATCGAACGTTGCTGTTCCTGAAGAAGTATTTGGCATATGCTACTCCCTATTAGTAAGTTTTAATCCACTCGCAAGTAACTGTTCCTGTGTCGCCAGAAGTACACGCTGGAAAAACCAACTTAACATCACCTGTTACACCACTAGCTTCATTATTTTTAAGACCACCTATTGAACTATAATCTAAATGACCATCGCCTTCTAAGTTTAAAAAAGTTGCATCAGTGGTTGCATCCCAAACTAGTCTAATTGCATCTACTTTTGCCGTCATAGAAACACTGTACCAAACTTTGTTTAAAGTAACTCTGCTTGGTGCAGGACTTAATCCTGAAACAGAAACTATTGTTGTAGTTCCGCCTGTGCTATCTGACACGTTATTATAATGAGTAATTAATTTTTTATCACCTTGAAAAAGTGTTTGCGTTAATACTACGTCCGCCATTTTATTTTCCTCCTACTAAAGAACAGGGACCATTACGTCCCTGTTCAGAGTTTGTTTATTACATTACTGAGTAATCTAGTTCTACTGTAAATCGTCCAGCTGAAGCATCACCATTCAATGTAGTTGTTGCAAACGCATATAAGTGTTTGCTAGCAACTGCTGCACTAATGTTTGGTTCAAATACGTGAAAAGCTGCTGAATCAAAGTCAAGGTCAATTTCAGTTACTGAGTCTGTTGCAGAAATTCTTGGGTTAACAGATGCAACACCTGCGCCAACAATTTCAGTTCCAGAAGAAACCGCTGCATTAGTAGCTGTTCCAGAAGTTGCACTTAATGATAAACCTCCAATAAGCGTTGGGCCACAGATAGTTGTAACAAGCACAGTTGCTTTATGTATAAAGATTTTAGTAGCTGTTACTAAAGCAGATGGTGTTGTAACATCTAAAGTGCCTAGTTCAACAAGAACATCTCCATTAGCATAAGCCGTACCTGTATCAGTATCAGCGAGTGTGCCAACGAAAGTTTGTATTTTTCTTGTTCCTAGTGAAATTAGTTGTCCAGTTGAATTAACCTGAAAACTAGCATTTGAAACAGTTCCAGATGAATCTTTAGAAATAACTTGAAAGCCATTTTCTGATCTAACCGGACCGTTAAAAGTTGTATTTCCCATAATTTTGTCTCCTTTTCTGTTAATATAGTCCTGAGAAAGTCTACTGCATGAGTCTATACTAACCAAATTAAATATGCAGTGCGTCGAGTATACGCTTTTAAATGTAAATGTGCAAATAAAAAGGGGCCCGAAGGCCCCTTAATAATTAGTGTTAATCTAACGATTATACACCTGGAGATCCGAAGATACCTCTTGGGTCAGAGAACCCAAAGCTGTATCTTTCTCTCGCTTTATATCTAACGTTTCCTGTATCGAAATCGCCTTCCATAGCAGTTTTTAAAGCCGCTCTTTGGAACATTTTCAATCCATTAGGAACATCAGTTTTGATAAAGAAAGCATCTGTATCAACTAGGTAGTTGTTCACTACATAGCCTTGAGGGATCATGCCTTTAGACGCTATCGCATTGATATCGTTATCAGCAGTTCCTACTCTATTTGCAGTCTTCATCAGTCTTTCAGCAGTAAATTGTAAAGCTGAAGGAATAATCATTTTAGTTCCTTTAGCTGCAATTTTTAACCCACGCTCATCAACCATTGCAGCAATGTCAATTAATGACTGCTCTAGTGATGTTTCGTTAAGGTCAGCTGATACTGCTAGTTCATTTCTAAAAGTTCCAGAAATTACTGGATGTGCATCTGAACATAGTGCAACTCCATCACCACCTGTGGAAGTAGTGAAAGCTCCTTCTAGAATTGCAGCAGCTTTTACTTGTTTCGTGTTAGCCATAGATCTTGCTAGTGCTTTTGTATAACGCTTAGCGATACTATCATACAGGTTATCCTCAATAGCTTCCTCAGTGATAGAAAAAGCGAGAGCAATTGTCTCGTGAGTGTAACGTGCAGTGAAAGTCTCGTTAGCAGAATCAAAAGATACCGCAGAACCCTCAGGCTTAACTGATGCGTTAGCGAAACCAGCTAACATTACTTCTTCTTCAAAAGCTCTGTCACTTGATTCCGTGTCGAAAATCTCCGTGTGTTGATTTTCGTAGTTTTTGTACTCAAGTCCAAATAATGCATTTAGACCTGGCTCTAGCTCTTTTGCTAGTTGTTGTCTTGATATAGCCATTTTTTATGTCCTCCTAAATGCTATTATTAGATACCGTCAACTGCTTTTCCATCTTGGTGCTCATTGATAGAAACGATTATATTAACGTTTGCATTACCTACATCACTATTATCAGGGTCTTTTGAAAAACCTAAATGTCTTAATGTAGCTGCTCCCGCTGCTAATGTTCCATCCGCAAATTCCGATTTGGAAATGAAGTTCGGTGTTGCCCCTGCAAGATACGTGATATTAGCGTTATTGTTAATATCAGTAAGCGCAGAAGCTCCAGTGTTGTCTGATTGACATTCGAACCTTTGATAAGGATCGTCGTATACAAACCCCTTTATATCTGTAGCGGTATTACTAGCTTTCAGATGATTTGCAAAAGTGGGCTTGCTTGTTGATGCGTCAGTAAAGAAGACTCCGTTGAGAGATCCTACTACAGCTTGGTCTGTTGCCGCAACTTCTATTGATCCATCGTTTTTTAGTTTTACTAAATCGTTTTGGAAAATAGCTGTTGCAGAAGCAGTAATCAAGCGTTCAGATAAACCACCGTTGTCCGCATTCTGACCAACTTTCCCTGCTGGTCTAAAACCAAAGGGTGCGTCTTTATTTGCCATGTTATATTCCTCCTTAAGGAAATTAAGTTAAATCGATGGGTAGGAATTACTAAATAATTAGT